TTAATTAATTAAGAAGCAACCTTAACGTTCTTTACAACGACCCAAGCGTCTGCCTGCTCGATTTGAACACCAACACGAGTATACATTGTGTACTCGATTGAGTCCTTACGTGGCCAGAAGAATCGGTAAACAGTTACGTCACGCTTGATACCAATAACTACGTTATTTGGGAATGTCAAGTGGATATCACCGTGTGATCCTGATGGGCTTGCATATGTACCAGTCTGTGTCTCTGGAAGAAGTGGAACTTCAACGATTGGAATACCAAATGCGTATGGAGCTACATATCCTGCAGGACCTCCTAGAACAGGAACATCGCCACGGATAATGCCAGAGGCAATATCTTGTGGAGTAACGTTCTGAATGTTCTGTGAGTTAGAGTATAAGTAATCCTGAATCAAGTTTGATCCAGAAAGGAAGCGAAGGTCTGTACGACGTTGCTTGTACTTACGTGGTAGAGCCTTGAGAGCTGAGTTAAATACAGCACGGGAAATTCCCGCACCTGCTGCATCGACTACGTGACCTGAAGCCTTAGCCTTCTTAACTGCGCCATCAAATGACTTGTATAGTGCATCGCCTGAAAGTGATGTATCACCGTTAAGAATAACATCTTCGATGTCATTTCCTGCCTGTGTTGCCATCATACGTGCAATGTGGTCTTCGAGATCAGCACCTTCAATATTGTCTTCTAGAGACTCAGTTGAAAGTTCCCAATCCATGCGAAGCTTCTTTGTTGTGAGAGAGATCTTGGAGAATGTTACACCACTGTTAGCGGCTGTATTCTCGCCTTCGGATGCAAGCTTTACAAGCTTCTCTCCTACGGACATACGATCAATTTCTGTTGTGTCAGCCTTCATTCGGACAGTACGTGCAACCTTACCAATTACGGTAGCGTCGAACATATAGTCCAAGAATCTTGCTGATTGTTCTGGGTTTAGAAGTCCACCGTTGCCATTTTCTGAAGCAACATGAACGCCTGAACCACCTGTTGAAGAACCGAACCCAGTTGCTACTGTTGTACCAGCTGCTGCGGCCTTTTCTAATAATTCATTACTCATTTTTATTTCACCTACCCTTAATTTGAAAAGATTTCATTTACGGAACCGAGGAAAGCTCCTGACCATTTTGATTTTGATTTGGTAAATACCTCAGACCCGCCAAGGTCAGAGGACTTCTTAATTGCGGTATCGCCTTCTACAGCATCTACCCGCTTCTGAACACCATCAATAGTGCCCTTGATTTCAGCAACAGCATCACTAAGTGCGCTGTGCTTTTCTGCCAACTCTAAAATTCTAGCATCGACATTCTTGCTGAATGCTTCGACAGATGTTTTAATTTCTGTAACCTGTGCAGCATTAGCTTCGGTTGCCTTTGTTAGTGTTTCAGAGAAAAAGCCTTTTAGATCGCCTAACATTTTTGCAAAATCAGGTTCATCAACCATAACTTCTACTGCTTCGGCTGCTTTTTCAACGTTGTCGGCAGAGGTATTTTCAGTTGCAACTTCTGCAACTTCTAATGACTTGTCAAAAAGATTGACGTTTGATTCATCCGCCGCTGGAGCTGCTGGAGCTTCTGCTGCTAATGTTTCGATTGCTGCTGCATCCGCTACTGGAGCTTCTACAACATTATCAATATTTGTATCTGACATTTTATTACCTCCTTCTACGTTTGCCTGTTTTGCTAATTGTGTTTCAGGCAACGGTAATCTTGACTTCTTAAATGAAGCAAGAATTCTATTTATTTCTTTTGATTTATTCATATCTGAGCTCTCCACCCAGCCAATTAAAGAAGCTGGTTTTCCTGATACTGGTGAGTCAAAAGTTTTTTCTGTAGACATAAATACAGAATCACTTTCTTCGCAGTAAAAAATATTTTCTGTTACTACTTCTGTAGCAATACCTTTGTAGACCATTTTGCCATTTACTTTTTCAATTGAAAAAATATTACATAATTCATTTGCTGGAGAATCAACAATTGAAAGCTCTACTAAATCGTAATCTTTAATAAAGCGAACTGACTGTCCTGTAGCTTTATTGACTTCATTGTCTGATTCTTTAATTTTTCCGCCAATTGAAAAACCAGAAAGAGTGCCGTCAAGAACTTTTTCCCAAGTATCTTGTGCACCCTTTGAAATGTATGATGTTACATAAACACCATTATAAAAATTTTGAGACTTTTGGTCGTAGTATGTTTCTGGTTTAAAAGAAACAACTTTACCAACTGCAATTGACTGATGCATCTCACGGAGATTTCCTCTAAAATTTTCAAACGCCTTTACGCTTGCTTCCGCCGTTACAACATCCCCAGTCTGGTCAACATTATCAAGGGTTGCAAAACCAGATACGGTTCTGTTCTCACGATTTACTTTGGTGAATGGCACAGAGAGATGGAGGTTTTCTCCATCGCTAGACCAATGTGACTTCTCGATGTTCATATGCTTAATTTTAATGCTTTATCTACTATAACGCAAATAGCAGTCGATTAAACTTATTTGACTTTTGGACCGTCGCCTTTGGCATTTCTGCCTTCTCCAGACTTATCTGGAGCATTTGCAGATCTTTGCTGATCCCTCTTTTTATTGCCCGTTGACTTAGCCTGTTGATCTGCTACCTGTTGTGGTTTTAATTCTACCACCTCATCGCCACCCTCTATAGTTGTCATATTTTTTCTTAGGCGAACTTCATTAGGAGTAATTACCTGCATTCTTAAATAAATTTCATCAATTCGGCTTTGTGTTTCTTCGTCAGTTAAGCTTAATTCATTAAATTTTAATTGAACGACATCGGTTTTTTCTGCAATTATATAATTTAATTTTTTTTCAAGTCTGTCCTGTGCTGGGCGGCAAACTTGCTCTTTAAATGTTTTATCTGCATCACGAGCTACAGCTAAATTAACTCCTTCTGGAGTTCCTATTTTATTAATTGGAACACGATGAGCAAGAAGTATTTCGTCTCTATTTGTTTTACGATAAATATTAAAAGAAGACTCTTGTTCTCCTGCCTCAATAGGCTCCATTTTAAATTCAGTTTTTGAATCTGGAGTATCTGCTGGAAGTGGAATATAAAGGGATCTATGATTTTTTCCTTTTAAGCCAACTTGGAAAAATTCAAGAAGTTTTCTTTCTGACTCTGGAGAAAGTTTTGCTCCCTTTACTGTAATAATATATCTTGGGACCGCCTTATTTTCAAAGTAATCTAGGTTATATCTGCCAGCAAATTCATTTCCTGCTAAAGCTTGCTGAGCAGCAATAATGTCTGGGACTCCATAATAGTTATTCATTGGAGTATATTTTTTCAAATGAATAATTTCATTTGGTCTTTCTTCTTGTCCTGCAATTGGGCTTGGAGTTTCTAAATCGCCAAAGTTGCGAAAGAATACTGCCTTTCCATAAAGTAATTGAATGAAGCCATCACGAAATCTACGTACACGCATTGTTTTGGCTGGTATATGGCCTATGTAGCCTATATCTCCACCTGTTGTACGTCCTATCTCTATATAACCGTTTCCAGTGGCTTCTAGGTCCGTGTAGGCCTTTATAAGTGTTTCTGTAAACGACTCTTCTTCATTACAATCATCTAGCCATTTGTCTAGCTGTGTTTTAATTCTATCAATTTTAGAACGAGCTCTATCTAACTGCTTACTATCAGTTATTGCGTCCATTGCGTCTTTTGCTTTATCTGTTTCTGTAAAAGCATATCCTAGCCCAACAATATTTGAAACCTTAGCATTAATTGCTGCATAGTTATATGTTGATATCTCATAAATTTTTGAAAGGTATTCTAGATTATATGTTGGCTCAACAAGATCAAATAATGCATATCCGCTAATAGCCTGCTGCAACAAATTTTGCTGTGTGGAAGTTCCGCCAGTTCCTACAAATGCTTTTGAAAAATCTCTATTAATCTTTCTTTTAAAATTAGTGCCTAGACCCCTTAATTTTTTAATTTCTTCTACGCCTATTTTAAATGGGTCTTCTGATTCTTGTGCTTTTTGAAAATGAAACCAATCTGAGGTATTTGATATATCAATAGTGTTTACGCTATCAATTTCATCTTCCATGAATTCTATTCTTCTTGTCATTGAACCGCCCCGTTTCTTAGCATTGAATCTTTATACACTCCAATATCCAAAGGATCTGGAGTCAGTCCCCACTTAAGTCTTTCGTTTTGATGTTCAAATTCTTCATCGTCAATTTTTCTACGCCCTGAAAGGAACTTGGGATTGCCCTCGTATATACCAAACGAGCGAACTTCTCTAGCCAAAGCATCGATTCTGGATCTATTACCTTTTTTGGACGTGATCGAAAGAAAGTTGCCATCGTCGTCTCCAATCCATCTGCCGTCAGGCATTTCCCACACATATATCCCCAGGGTGGTTTCTTCAATAATTCTAGTATTTTTGTTTAAGATATCCATAGACCATAATCATACCATTAGTTGGCATTAAAGTCCAAATTTTTGTCAACAGATTGTCAAATATTATACGCTTATGGCATCGGGCTGTACAGAAAATATAACAAAAGCAGTAGAATCGTTACCCGTTGTGCCTTCTGCTATAGAAAAAGATGTGTCATCAATTATATTTATTACATTATCTGTATAAAGCTGATAATGTTTAGCAATTTGATAGTCAAAAAGCTCATATTCATATATTGCTAGATTGCTATATAGCTGATCTTGTCCTGATTTTGTATCCGCTTGATTTTGATTTATCTTTAATCCCGAGGATGCTGGGCTAGATAAAATTATTACTACGTGATGAGGAACTCCTTTTACTAGGAAATCTCCAATATTTGTAGAAGACTGCCTATTAATTCCATTTACATATATTGCTGAAATTCCAGATTTTGTTACGGTTCCAGAAGCTGACCATTCATATCTGGCAGAGGGTGTGGAAATTAATACATTCTCTCCCGCTCCTGGGGTATATATCATTTCAATAGTTTTTACTGATAGGCTAGAATTTACCGAGAAGCCGTGTCCGTTATACATCTTAATTCCATTATATTTGTTGTATGAAAGAACCTTGCTGTTAAATTCAGGTATTGAATAGTCATACGCTGAAGAAATACTATACCCAAAATTATCTGCGTATACATCTTTATTTTTAAAGAAATTAATTCTTATAGATTTTAACTTAGTAAAATCTGTTGATGTATTTGTTGATGAAATAACAACTTTTATATAAAGTATATCTGAGATTAAATTATCATTTTTATTAAATAGTGGCATTGGCGATCCATTAGTACATTCGCTCCATGCTAATTTATTTGGACTTACATATACGTTTATTCCCGCCACATCTTCATCCCAATAGATCTGAGATGTTGTTACACCAATATGGCTTGGTATAAAAATTTCATCTATAAATTCAAATGATTTTGTTTGAGCAGTATTTGTTTTTTCAAAATATAAATATTTTTTATCTTGCGAAACTAATATTCCGTCATCTGCTAGGTAATCCCAAGATTTATATTCTGGGTATAAATACTGAAGTGCTGGTTTAATTCTAGATGAATTTATGCTAAATAAATATCCATTATCTGCAGATACTATTTGTGAATAATTAATTTCTTTTGTACCCTCTATATAATGTTTATTAATTTGTGAACTAGATAAGTTAAATCGATAAAATGCTACAGCATCTACAAAAAATGTATTAATTGATGGACCTATTTTAAAACCTATATCAGAGTTATTAAATTTATAATTATTTAAAGATGTAGAACTTACTTCAATTCCATTTATAACAAGCCAAATTTTATTTGAAGAAAATTGTGCAACAACATGTAATGCTTCTTTTCTTGACACTTTATAAAAGCAATTATATCCATTAATTTTGAATACAATGTTTGAGCCTTCATAATATAATCCAAAACTGTTTGAAATATCTCCTAATAACATTTGAGATGATGATGATTGTATTGGTAATTTAACCCACATTTCAATAGCAAAAGAATTATCTGAATAATATTTTGTTGCTATACCAGGAACTTTAAAAGCAATTTCTGTATCTGATAAAATTTCTGTTCCTCTTATTGTTCCAGGGACTATGGGCATTAATTCTTTTGTTGAAGCATTTATTGCATAGCCATCATTAGCATTTCCAGAATAATCGTATATAGGCAATCCGCTTATAGCAGAATATGAAACACCATTATCTTTAAGATCTTGATATGTGGCAAATCTAGATGTTAAATTTAAATAATTTCCAACTGTGCCCGATCTAATTTCATCAAGCATGTAAAAAGATGTTGGTTTATCTTGTAAGACTGTATATTTATATGACATGTCTTACGCCTCTTCTATGGCTTTTATTCTCGCTGAAAGTTCTTGTACTGCTTTAATTAATGGAGCAATAAACTCTTCATATCTTAAAGCTTGAGTATTATCTTCTTGATTAACCCATCCGCCAAAATCTTCTATGCCTGCTTTGTCTAAAACTTCTTTTACCTCTTGTGCAATTAAACCATAGTGTCTTCTTACCCCCGCCACTGGTGTTTCAGTGTGGCTTCCGTCTTCATTTGGAGTATATATAATTCCACCAACGTTATATCTATAGCTAACTGGGTTTAAAGAATTTATAAAATCTAGGCCTAGGTCTGATGAAGATATACTATTTTTTGCATCTTTATCTGAAGATACAATAGTAGAGGTTTGAATATACATGTTTCCTGTTGCAATAACCGAAGCTGCTCTTATTGTTCCAGTTGAATATATATCTTTCCAGTACTTTGCTGTTCCTCCGCCTGCAGCTATAATTCCTAAATTAGAAACACCAGAACCCAACGGGTACCAAGATGAGTCCACTCCGTCAGATGGACCGTTTGGTATATTTAAACTAATTGGTGTTGTTAATGGGTAAAGAGTTGGAGTAGCACCATCTGCACCTGCTGGACCTGTAGCTCCTGCTGCACCTGCTGCACCCGTCGCACCCGTCGCGCCTCTTGGAATTGTAAAGTTTAAAACAACTGCGCTAGATGTGCCAGAATTTGTTACAGATGCGTTTGTTCCTGCATTTCCAGTTGATGTAGATCCAACAGATATTGTTGCCGCCGCTGGGCCCGTAGCTCCTGTAGCGCCCGTAGCTCCTGTAGCGCCCGTAGCTCCTGTATCACCTTTTGGAATTGTAAATGTTAGTGTTTGTGAAGGAGCTGTACCTGAAATAACAACAGATGCTTGAGTTCCTGCTGCTCCTGTAATAGTTGGGTTTATAGAAAGAGAATTTGCTGGGCCAGGGCCACCAATAACACCGTCTACGCCTCTTGGAATTGTAAAATTAAATATAGCATTTGTTGATGTTCCCGTATTTGTTACGGATGCTGGAACTGTTGATGCCACTGTAGTAATAGTTCCTATTGCTACTGTTGCTGCTGCTCCTGT